CGTTTGCACTGAGCCCGGCGAACTCGTTGGTCGGCGGCGCCATGAAAGAGGTGAGAAGCCCCGCGCGTTCCTTTGTCTCTCGCGCCTCCTGCTTCTTGCGTTCCTTCGCCTGCTCTGGTGTCTCGAAGGCGCCCTGCCCATCCTCGCCGAACTCGCCCGTCTCGTACGCGCCGCCGGAGCCCTTGCCCATCTTGGGTACCACACCACGGTGCCGGTTCCAAGCGGCGCCCACCGACTCCTGGGCGCTGAGTCGCGCGCTCAGGCGGTCGAGCTCGCTGATCGTCGGATCGAGCACCCCGCCGAGCCCTGCGGCGAGCTTCTCGTAATCCTTCCGCAGCTCCCCGAGCGCGTCATGCCGCGCTTTGACACCGTAGTAGCGGGCGCTGATCTCCGCAGCCTTACCCTCGGTCTGGGCCGCGAGGTCCGGAAGCCCGAGGCCGCGCTGGCGCACCGCGAGGGCCCGCGTATCCTGGTACTGCCCCGCGAGGCGCCCCATGAAGTCGCGATCCAGTACCATGGCCAGGGGCGCGGTCTTCCCCACCGTCCAGGTGATCGCATTGGCGACGCCCCGAATGGCCTTCAGCGCGAGCTCAAAGCTGTTGACCATCGCCCGCGCCACCGTCTCGGCCCACACCTGGAGCTTGTTGTTCTCCCCGAGCTCGTTCACCTGCCCAGTGATCTGCCGGATAATTTGCCCGACACCCTTGATGGCACCGATGACGGCCGGGCTCTCGATGACCCACTTGCCGAGCGAGCCCATGAACGAGCCCCAGGCGTTCTTGGTCTGTGTCACGGCGCCGGAAAACGTCGTGGTCATGGCGCGGGCCGCGCCGCCGAACTCCTGCTCGAGCTCGCGCAGGATGACGCCCTGGGCGCCGGCCATGTCGCCCACGGCCTGCATGTGCTTGATGGTGGAGATCTGCTGAGCATCGAAGGAGACGCCGACGCGGCGCAGCGCCGTCATACCGGCAGTGGGATCGTTGAGCGCCTTCCCGAGTTGAACGGCACCCTTGGGGAGATCAATCCCCATGACCGTGCTCATATCCAGGAGGTCCTGGGTAGCGCGACGGAAGTTGTCGCCTCGGACGTTGCGGAAGGTGGCCAGCAGCGTCTCGGCACCGGTGACCGCGCTCTTGGTGTAGGTGGTCAACCCGGCGAGCTCGCCGGCCATGCCGGAAAGCTCTTTGGTGCTGTACCCGGCACTGCCCCCCGTGGCGGCAACTACCGCGTTGAGCTTCGTCAAAGCGTCCTGTGCAGCGGACGCCTTCTGAATCATCTGCGCGACGGAAAAGGAGATCCCCAGGGCGGCGAGGCCGGCACCGACCCAACCGACGATCTTCCCGAAGCTCTGTAAGCCACTCGACATCTTCCCGAGCGTCGCCTGCATCGGACCGAGGGCCTGATCCTTGAGCCGCAAGAAGATGTCGATGGGGGTGCCTTCTACGCCCACTGCTCAGCCCTCCTTCGGCGGGTTCAGCCGCAACCGCGCCCGTTCGATCTCCAACACCTGGTCCACCACCTCGGCGCCCTCGCCGTGGGCCTTGCAGTAGCCGAGCAACGCAAGGAGCGAGAGCCCCCCGGCCATGCCTTCGCGCCCGAACTCGCTGCAGACGCGCCACGCCTCCCAGGCGGGGAGGTTGCAGGGCCAGAGGCCCTCTGCTTCGTCCTCGGCCGGCTTCTGAGGGCAGCCCTCACAGGGCGGTGCTTCCCCGGCCAGCCGATGGGTCTCCTCACAGGCTTCGCAGCTCGCCGAGCCCTGCGCGGGCCGGAAGGCACGGGCTACGAAGCCGAGGAGTTTCCCCGCTGCGCCTCGCGGTCCTCGGTTCGGGCGGCCACGGCCTTTTCCAGGATCTCGCCCGCGAGATCGGTGTGGACGTCGTAGAGCTCGCGCTTGGCCGCCGGCGTGCACTCCTTCCCTTCGAAGAAGCCACCCTGCCAGCCCACGACGGAATCCGAGAAGAGCTCGGCGTTGAAGGCGGCGGGGTCGGGGTGACGTCCCCTTCGGTGCTTCTCGTCCAGTCGGCCGATCTCGCTGGCGGTCCGGAGTTGGACCTGGACCCTGCCGCCGGCGGCTTCCACTTCATACGTCTTGCGTTCCCACATCAGGCAGTTCTCCTCTCGGGTGCGAACGGCGTTCGCTACCTGATTTCCCCGTTTGTGATGAATCCATGCCAGTTGCCGCTGTTGCTCGCGTCGATGCTGGGTGTCACGGTCAGTGTGGCGAAGTCATTACCCTCAAACCGCCAAGCAACCTCCTCTTTGGTCATCACAACGACGCGCCCCTTGTACTGCGGGTTCTTCTCGTAGATCAGCTTGTACTGTTCGGTGTGGTCCATCGGGACCCGCTTGCACGTCAACAGGTCTCCGTGACCGGCCGGGCTTTTGAAAATGAACACATCGGGCGACAACCGGGCCGGCTCTAGGTCGGTCAATTTCACGAAAGCCCCTTCTACTCGTACAGCGCGACGAGCTCGTCCTCGAGCGCGGCGCTGGCCTTGGCCGTGAACGTGGTGTCGATGGTGCACGCGGGGGTGCCGGCGGCGACGGCCGGGACGTCGTGGCGACCCTGGGCCAACGTGAACTTGAGCTTCTTCCCTGCCGTGGCCAGGGCGCCCAGGTCGATGTCGAGGCTCTGATCCTCATCGGCGACGCGCAGCCGCGCCACGTCGGACGTGCGCATGGTCGACGTGATTTTGGCCGTGACCGAGCGGCTGCCGGTGCGGCCGAAGCCGGTGGGGTAGTCGGCGTCGGCCGGGTTCGGCGTGACGTCGGCCACGAAGCCGATGGGCTCGCTGACCGAGAACTCCCAGCTGTCCCAGTAGACCGGGGTGCCGTCGAGGCGGACCGCGGCGCGCCAGTCGATGGCGGCGCCGACGGCCGCGGCGGCGTCGGGCAGGTAGGGAGTGACCGCCGCGCCCGAAATCACGTCAGCCGTGGCCGCCGGGGTGAACGTCAGGGTGTCGGTGGCGCGGTCGATCGCGGTGATCTGCCGCGTGATGACCTCGGCGGCGAAGCGGAAGCAGGCCCCAACCGAGAAGACGCCGGAGTCGGCGACCACGCACTCGTCGATCGGCGTGGCCTCGTAGTCGATCGCCGCGGCCAGGGTGGACGGGCCACACCAGCCCAACCGCATGAACTCGCCGCCCCAGTCGGCCGTGGGCGGGCTGTTCTTGTCCTGCCGGACCGTGAGGCTCGTCAGGGCGCAACCGGTGGCGAAGAGCACGACGTTGCCGACCTTGAACCACATCGTGTGGGGCTGCTTGACGACGTTCGGCTGGTAGCCGACCGAGACGCCGGCCGACACGGTGCCGGCGCCAAAGAGCGCCTCCCACAACCGGTTCTCCTGGGGTTTGGTGCCCGCCGAGCCGCTCGGGCGAAAGAGCGTGGGCACCCGGACGGACCCGGCGTCGCGCAGGTCGCGCATCAGCGCCTGGACGCTTGCGCTGTTCGAGGTCTCGCCCACCGGCGTGTGCTTGGTGGCCTGGGTGGGGAACGTCAGACCCTTGTCGCTGAGCCGAAGCGTGTCCGTGGCCGCGGTAGGCGCGACGGGCACGCCCGGAGTGACCTCCGGGGTGAGGAAGCAGGTGAGGCCGAAGGGAATGAGGACCTGTTCCATGGGACGCTCCTACTGAGAGAGGGATTGCAGCCGGAAGACCATCCGCCACTGGTAGCGGCGCATCCATGCCTCCTCCTGGACGACGCCGCCGTACTTGAGCCGGTAGGGCGCGTCGAGGAGGTGGCCAACCAGGTTGGCGCGCAGGGTCTCGACCATGCCGAGGCCCTGGGTCAGGCCGTTGGTGCCGTTGGCCGTGGCCGTGGAGACGAAGATCTCGAAGTGATCCGCCCCGCTCGCCAGGGTGCCCGCGGCCTCCAGGAGCTCGCCACCCTCGGCCCGGGGCCAGTTGACGCCGACGTGAGGAAACGTCGCCGCCTCGTCCCAGAGGAGATCGTCGCCCGGGTGCGGCTCGACGGTCGTCTCGGCCGGGAGCCAGCCGCCGGGGGGCGGGGTCACCGGCTCGGGCTCCGGCTCGCCTTCCGCGGGCGGCTCCGGCGGGATCTCCACCAGGGTGCCGATCCGGGTCAGGAGCGCCTGGAGGCGGGAGAGGGGGGTCACAGCTGCCCACCCTTGACGAAGAGGCCCTCGACAAAAGCGTTGAGCCCCGAGAGAGACCCGCTGCCGGTCGACGGCGGCACCGGCTTGTACCAGTCCTTTGCCCACCGCTCACCGCGCAGGGCCATGGCGTAGAGCCGAGCGACGTTGGCGACGCTTCGCTCACACTCGGCGGCCACGGTCTGGGCCACGACGTTGCGCTCCGGCCAGACGAGGGTGGATCCGACCTTGGGCAGGAAGGCGCCAATGTCGCCGGAGCGGGCCCCGCGGCCGGAGAGCTTGCGAGCCTGGCCGGCCGAGTAGCCCATCCGCCTGAGCACGGGAGCGAAGCCTTGCGATAGGCGGCGCCGCAGCTTGGCCGCGATGCGCCTCTGGTCTTCACGGGTGATTGGGTGGCTGCCGCCCTCCAGGAGCGCGACGATCTGGCGCCGGCGGCCCTCGGCGTTCTTCGCCCGGGTGATCGCCTTCGAGAGCCCGATGCGGGCCTCGATGTCGTAACTGCGCTGCTCGACAACGTAGGCAATGAACCGACCGAACTCGCTCAGCGCCGCGGCGCTCTTCGTCTTCTGCTCGGCCCGGGAGAGCGGCGCCGGAGAGGGACCGACGCCGCTCCGCAGGCGGTCCTCCACGACCTTCTTGAGCCGGTACGCCTCGGCCTTGAACGCGGAGAGGAGCCCGCGCTGGGAGGCCGGCTCGAAGCCGCGGCGCAGGGCGTCAAGGGCGCCGGTGTCGATCTCGACGAAGCTGCCGCCAGCCATCAGCGTCCGCCTCGGGTGCGCGGCGAGGCCTTGGGCGCACTGACGACAGTGAGGGACCACAAGCCGCCGTCGAGGCCGGCTCGCTCCACTTCCCACCCCGCCGTCGGGTCCGAAGGCTCGCCGGTGACGACGTCGCCACGACGGGGGGTGCCGGTGATCTGCGCTGCGGGGATGCTGACCGTGCGGCGGTCGGAACGGAAGCCCTCGGCATAGGCAATGGGGTCGACTGGGCCCCAAAGGCCAGAGCACGGCTGGACCGTCCCGTCATTGGGGGTCCAGGTGCTAGGCACCGCGCCCAGCCTCTCCCAGTGACGGGAGAGGCTGGCGTTGAGGCGGTCGAGGGGCAGGGTCACGAGCGGATCCGGCTTAGGTGCTCGTGAGCTTGATGACGGCCCTGGGCTTGGTGCAGAGATGCACGGGGCAGGAGAGCGCCTCGAGTTCCACTCCGCGGTCGAAGTCCATCAACTTCTGCTTGGCGTAGTACGGGAGACCGAGGGTGTTGACGGTCTCCATATAGGGCGCCGGGGCGAAACGGGAGATGAAGAGGCCGTCCACGATCGGGATCAGATAGGCGTCGGTATCCCCGATGAAGAGTTGGCTGCCGACCTTGCCATAGATCTTCTGCCAGGTGACGTCACCGAAGACGAAGCCCTGGCCGAGGACGTTCCCACCGGCTCGGAGCATCTCGCCCATCTGGTACTTGTAGGCCTCGGCGACCACCTCGTGATCGACGAGGTTTGCGAAGAAGCCCCGGCCGCACAGGGCGAGCCAACCCCGGATGAGCCCCGAGTCGCCGATCACGTCCTCGGCCAAGTTCTGCGCCGTCGTGATCTTTCCTCGAACCTTGGTCGTGCTCGTTCCCAGCGCCATGCCCTGCGTCTGCTGGGCCACTCCGAACTGGGTGAAGAGGTTGCAGATGGTCGAGGTGCCATCGGAGTCAAGGACGATCCCCTTGATGGCTCCGATGCGGTGCCAGGTGTTCGTGGCCTGGAGGTTGCGCCGCATCTTGCCCAGCTTCTGGGCCACCTTGGTCAAGATCTGCTGCAACGCGGTCTCGCTGCCGAACTCGCGGACGTTCTGCACCTCGTCCGCGAGCACCGCGCCACGCGCCGGGAGGTGGGCGGCCGTGAAGTTGAGGACGGCCCGGCGGTCGATCGAGACCGGAGCCCCGGGAGCGCCCCGGGGGGTATTGGCGACGAGCGCCAGGGTGTCGCCCTGCTTCTCGACGGCAACGCTCGTGGTCGTGATGCCCTCCACGTCGGTGAAGAGGGCGTCGACCTGGGTCGGGACGGCCTGTCCCTCGGGGACCTCGTTGATGGTGGCCGTCAAGCTGGTGGTGGAGAAGGCGTCCTGTGCGAAGATGTCCATCCCGGGCATGGCGTGCTCCTTTGCGTGTTGGGTTTCGGACCTGCCGGCGCGTCGGGTGCGTCAGGCCGGGTCGGAGTTCGTGGTTACCTGGCGATGACGCCGAGCCGAGAAGCCATCTCGGCAATGGCGGAGGCCTTCTGGCCGGAGGTGATGGCGGCGGCGTAGGAGAGCAGCGAGGAGTCCACCTCGGCGTCTCGGGAGATGAGGAGCCCCGCGGTGTCGCCGCCGGTGGCGTCCACGTCGCCGTAGAGGATGCCCGCGACGCGGTGGCGGCCGTCGTAGGCGGTCGGCAGCGGGTTCCAGGCGGCGACCTTGGCCACGACCTCGTTGTAGACGACGACCGAGAAGTAGTTGCCGAGGATGTAGTCGGTCGCGTCGCTCAGGGTGAAGTTGATCTGTCGGCTGGTGAACGTCGCCGTCCCGGCGCTCGTGGTGCCCATCAGGAACCGGCCAATGCTGTCGCCGTCGGGGCCAATGACGTCGAAGTCGCCGCCCTCGGCGACCACTGCGCGATTGATGACCTTGTAGGTGCCGGGCTTGGCGTCCGGCCCGAGGGACAGCGCGGTCATGACGCCGGTGCCGGTGCCGCCGATGACCACGGGGGCCGTGGTGCTCACGGTGACAGTGAAGGTGGAGGGCGTGCCGCCCACGGCGAAGTCGGTGCCGCCGTCGGTGAGCGTGAAGTTGATGTGCCGAGAGGTGTAGGCGCAGGTCCCGCCGGCCATGACGGCGTTAGGTAGGACCTTGCCGCTCGGGCTCGTGACGCTGAACGTCGCGTTGTTGGTCGCGGCGGAGATCGCCTTGACGATGTAGTCCCCAACCTCGACCTCCGGGCCGGCCGAAAGGACGGTCATCGTGCCGTTGCCGGTACCGGTGAGGGCAGTGACCATGCCGCCAATGCCGTACTTGACCTTGCCTACGACGGCCCCGGCGGTGAGGTCCTGGCCGGACAGGACGGTGACGGCCTCGCGGCTTCGCTTGCCGTCGGCCTCGGAGAGGAGGAACTCTGCGGTGTGGGTGGTTTCGGTCAGCGTGGACATGGGCTGTCTCCTTCGACTCGTTGTCGGTCAGGCCTGCTGGTTTCGACGCGCGTTCGCCGGGCGTCAGCGGGGCCGGTACTGGGCGTAAATGGCGGTGTGGTTCGGGCTCTTGACCCCCTGCTCGGCCAGGGCCTTGCCGGTGTGCTGGCCGGAGATCTCCTTCCCGCCGGTGGCCACGACGTCGATGACGTGGCGGGCGACGTCAGCCGGGTCGGCGTTGGCTGCTGCCAGGAGCAGCGCATCGGTGGGCTCGGCCTTCGCCGCTACCAGCACGTCCTTGCAGTCGTTCGCGCGGTCGATGCGATTATGGACAGCTTCGAGGCTCAGGCCTCCCTTGATGGCCTCGGCCGCCAGGAAGGACAACCCCGCGCCATCACAGAGGGCGATGACGGCCGCGGCGTCGGCCTTTTCCGGGGGGGCTTCCGCGGCGGCCAGGGCCTGGTCGACTGCGGCGGCCGACAGCTCCTTGGCCTGGGCCTCGGTCAGCAGGCCCTGCCGGGCCTCGGCCTCGAGCTGCGCGACGAGCTCCGGCTGCTCCTGTCTGAGTTCCTCGATGGTCATGTGCTGCTCCTTTTTCGGGTGAGAGGCGGCCACGAGCCGCGTTCCTTTGCCCCTGGGGGCGTCCGTGAGGGCCTGGTCAACGGGCATGACACGGTCCGCGAGCTTCGCGGCTACCGCCTTCTTGCCCACGTAGAGCCCGGCCTGGGTGCCGCGGACGTCCTTGACGTTCATGCCCCGGTAGTGCGCGACCGTGTCCACGAAGAGGGCATAGGTATCGTCCACCAGGCGCTGGAGGATCGCGGCGGCCTCGGGGCTGAGCGCCATATGCGGTGAGAAGTCGGCCTTGCGAGCCCCGGCGTAGACGTGAGTGACGGTGATGCCGGCCTCGTCCTCGGCGCGCGAGAAGTCCGCGTGCGTGGCGATCACGCCGATGGAGCCGGCCCCGCCCGTGCGGGGGATCACGATTCGCTCGGCGGCGCTGGCCAGCAGGTAGGCGGCCGAGTAGGCCGACTCGTTGACCACGGCGGTGATGGGCTTGATGCCGCGCGCCTGGAAGATGTGGTCGGCCAGGTCGAAGACGCCGCAGACTTCGCCGCCAGGGGAATCGATGTCGAGCACGATCCCCTGCACCGCGTCATCGGCCAGGGCCAGGTCGAAGGCGCCGCGGATGTCGCTATAGGTCGTGGGCCCGCCGCTGGGAAACTCCATGTCCAGCACGCGGTGCATCAGCGGGCCGTAGATGCCGATGACGCCGACGCCGTTCTTGGCCGTGTAGCCCGCGCGGACCTGGTCTTCCTCGCTGACTTGGATCATCTCGCCGGCCGGGGCGGCGCCGGAGAGGGCGAGACCAGACTGGCGCGCGAAGACCGACTGGATGACGTTGAGCTTGGCCTCGGAGATCATGAGGGGCTGATTGAAAAGCCGCTCGGCGAGCCGTAGGTGTCTCATGGGGTCACCTGTCCACCGTCGGGGGGAGGGATGGCCGCTTTGGCGCGATTCGAGGAAGGGACCTCTTCCGGCAGGCCCGCGGCCTTGCGCATGGCGCGGCGCCGCTTCTCGCCTTCGACGTTCTGGCGGTCAATCTCCTCGGGGTCCCAGCCTGTCTCGACAATCACGGCGTCTCGCGAGGTGATCCCCGCGTCGATCGCGCGGATCTTCGCGTCAATGTCCTGTGTCGGGTGCACGTAGGGCCAGGCGTGGGGGCGCCACTCGCAAGCGAGGTACTCGGCGCGGCGGGTCGCGTAGCCCGGGGCCTTGAGGGCGCCCGACCAGACGGCCGCGTCAACCCAGTTCTCCCAGACGGGCCGGCAAATCTGGTGGATCAGCAGGTGGTCTTGAACCATCTCGATGGAGCGTCGGAACTCCTGGAGGATGGCGCGGACGAGCCGGTCGTTGACTCCGGACCAGTCGCCCGTGACGATCTCGTACGGCACGCCGTGGCCGGCACAGATGGCCAGCAACTGCTGCTTCATGAACTCGGCGTAGCCGTCTCCCGATTTGTCTCCATCGAACAGGTTGAGCGTTTCTCCCGCCATGCCCGCGAAGATGGTGCCCGGCTGGGCGTCCAGCGTCGGAACGTTGTCGCCGTCGCGCTTGAGCGGCTCGCCCGTCATGGGGTCGAAGAGGAAGTCGTCCTCGGTCATGGCCGCGCGCTCGAGGAATCCGGTGTACGGAGCGCGGGTCTGTTTCCTCACCAGTTCGGCGTCGTCGTAGGAGTCGAAGGTCTTGGCCTTGAGCAAGCTCTGGACGCTGACGGGCTCGGCCCGCACCTGGCCCGGGCGGATGGGCAGGAAGTGGTGCAGCACTTCGCTGGCCGGGACCCGTAGCGGCAGGCCCGACCACGTGCCGCGCAAGACCTCGGCCGGGTGTTCGGTGTAGAGGTGATAGGCCACCAGCGCGCCGCGGTTGCTGTACTCCTTGCCGGCCACAATGATGTTGCCATTTGACAGCGCCTCGGTCTTGGTCTCGGGCAGGTGCTCGGGCTCGATGACCTGGAGCTGCAGGGGCACGGTCATGCCGTCGCCGAGACGGCGGCGGCGCAGGCGGACGAGCACCTCCCCGGCCATGTTGCGGGTCCGGCTGAGCTGCGCCTGTTGGCCGTAGAAGTTGAGCTCCCCGGCCGGGTCGCTCTCCGCGGTCCACAGGTCAAAGAGCGCGTTGGCGGCGGCGCGGAACGCCTCGTCCTTGCAGCGGCTCCTCGGGGCGATCCCGCAGCCGACCTCGTTGGACACGAGCCGGTCGATGGCCTGGGCGATCCAGGGCGTGTTGCGGTACCCGGCCCGGGTGCGGTTGCGCAGCGTCGTGAGGTTGGACGTGACGGTGGTCGAAGGGCCGGAGCCTGGGGCGTACCAGCTCAGAGCTCGGCGACCCTGGCCGGCGCCTTCATAGGCCTGGCGGTTCGAAGCCGAGGCGCGCACGGCGGGAAGGCCCTCCGACTGGAGGCTCAGGAGCCGGGAGCCCTCGGAGGGCCGGATCCGCATCAGAAGACGCCCTTGTCCACGTTGATGCGGAACTGGCGGGAAGGGCGCTGGCCGGAAACGGTGCCGGCGAGCTGGCCGGAGATGAGGGCGCGCGCTGCCTTGAGCTCGTCAATCGTGCGGTACTGGACCATGCGGCCATCGGCGGTGCGGATGACGAGCTCGCCGCCGGCAATGGCGGAGTCGATGGAGGCCAGGTCGTCGCTCGTAAAGGCCATGCGGTACGGCTCCAAAGAGTGAGCGCCAGCCCATCCGAGGGGGAGGAGGCCCCGGCCAGGGCCGGCGCTCTGGCGAGAAGAAATGCGATGGCGGGAGAAGAACAGAAAAAAGTGCGGGTGTGAAGGGGGGTTGTTGCTAAATTAGCAAAAAGGTGTGTGGTCTGCCGCTCCGCTTTGCACGCTCTTGAACCGTCTGTCGCAACTCTCGCAGCGGTAGTATCGGGTCCGGGTCGGCGGCACGGTTCCGTGATCCCACGCCAGCGTGTTCCGCACGCGCACCGTCTCGCTGTGGCAGGAGGGGCAGTGCGGCCGCCCGTAGGCAGGATGATCGACCCCCCCCGAGAACGCGCCTTTCTGCTCATCTCGCATCGGTCAACTCCTCACTGGAAGCGGAAACGGACAGGCCGGGGCCGGGGTGCCTCGGCCTCTTGCGCGGCCTTCGCCTGCGGCTCCTTCGGTTGCTCGACAGGGACGGACAGCTCGGCCGCTCGCCGCCCAAGGCTTCTGACGATCCCGGGGCCGAGTGAGTAGAGCCCAGCAAGCGCGTAGACGGTCAGGTCCAGGGCTTCGTTGCGCGTCCGCACTTTCACGTACTCTCGGACCGATCCCTTGCCCTTCTTGTAGCGCCGGACTGCTTTCTCGGCCGTGAGCTGGGCGATGTACTCGTCATCCAGCCACTTCGGGAAGTGGATGTACCCAGGGCCCGGCGTCGTGATCTTGAGCCGCGAGAAGATGGTGTCCTTGGCCGTGTCGGTGCCGATCGGGTAGAGAGGCACCTTGTACCGGTTCTTGCGGCTCGGCCGGCCGCAGATTTCCTTTCCGCGTTGCGCCTGACCCTGGCACGGTCGGATCTTGCGGCCCTGGCGCCCGACGCAGAACTTGTAAACCTCGTCGGTATGGTGGCCGCCGATGTCGATAAGGGCGGCACTGAGCCGGACGCGCTGACCGCTCTCATGTTCCCACTCGCTGTCAAGCCACTCGTCCAGCCCGTCCCAAGTCGTCTGCTTGCCGGGATCTCCGAAGACCTGATGGAAGTCGACGATCCAGGATTCCTCGCCGGCCCCGAAGCCGACCACGTGGCCCTCAAGCCGATCGTCTTGGACGTCGACCGCGGCGATGAGGATGCCGACGCCGTGGGGGACTCCCTGGTACTCCTCCCTCCGCGATTTCGCCGTGAGCGTCTCAGCGCTGAGGCTCTCGCCCTCTTCCTCCCATGTCTCGGCCGCCGCGGTGTTCTTCCAGACCTTGAGCGTCTCGACGCCGCCTCGCTTAGCCTCGAGGAAGTCCATGACCATCTCGGCCATGGTCTTCCACGTCGAGTACCACTCGGGCAGATGGAAGCCGGCGGTCCCCGGGCGCTTCGCTTCGCAGGTCGCCCGCCAGGTCCCGCGGCGGATCGCCCAGAAGCGGTCCGCGTCGCTCAAGGCGGCCCGGCACACCTCGCACTCGTAGTAGGCTTCTGCCGGGGCTCCGTCCGGCCAGCGGATGCGGTGGAAGACCAGCACCTGCTCGGCGTTGCACTTCGGGCAGGGCACGACGAAGGCGCGCTTGTCGCTCTCCTCCATCGCAGCCTCGATGCGGGAGAAGCCCTTGATCGTTGGGGAGGAGGACAGGATGATCTTGCGGTTCCAGAAGGTCGTGGTGCGCTTCTGTGCGAGCTTCGCCGGGTCGCCCTCGGCTCCGGCGCTCTCTGGGAAGCGGTCCACCTCGTCAAGAAGCAAGATGCGGATCGGGCGCATGGCGAGCCCGGCGGGAGAGTTGGCGCCGACGGCGGTGATGTGGCCACCAGGGAAGCTCTTCGAGCTGATCGTGTTGCCGCTGTCCCGGGCCCGCGCGCTCTTGACCTTGCCCTGGAGCACCGGCGTGTCGCGCAGCATCGGCGCCAGGCGGTCCTTGCTCCATGTCTTCGCCATGTCCACGGTGGGCTCGACGAACAACATGGGGCTCGGATCCTGGTCGATGAAGAAGCCGACGGCGTTGTTGAGAATCTCCGTCTTGCCCGTGCTCTGGCTACAGGCCTGGATCACGACGGTGTGAATCGAGGGGTCCGAGATGGCGTCCATGATTCCGCGCTGGAACTCGGCGCGGGAGGTGAAGAACTTCCCAGGCTCGGAGGAGGACTCGGGTGAGAGGTAGCGGTGCTCGTCGGCCCATTCGGACACCGTCCGCTTCGGAGGCGGCGCCCACATGCGGCGCACCTCCCGAATGGCGTCCTGGACGCTCTTAACGAGCACGGCTGGCCTTGCGCCGCGGCTTGGCCTTCTTGGGGGTCAGGTCCGGCTGCGACAACTCGCCCAACGCCTCGTGCACGACCTCCTCCGCAATCCGCTTCGCCTCGGCCACGGTGCGCACGCCGATCATAAGCGGGGCGATCTTTGTCGGGATGGCCAGGAGCCGCGCCCGGCAACGCTGGATCTCCCCGGCCCAGGCGGCCATGACCTTGGACGTCTGGAGTACCTCGGCCTTCTTCTCTCGCAGCTTCAGCCGCGCCAGCCCGGCCATGGCCTGTTCGCGTTGTCGGCGCGCTTCGGCGAAGGAAGAAGAGGTATCCCTGGCCTCCCCATCTCCTGCCTTCTGGCGCCCCTTGCCTTTCGACGGGTCCGTCTCGGCTGCCCATTGCCTATCCGCTGCCTCAGCGTCGATCTTGTCGTCGTCGGTCACGGAGATGCGGCCGTTCTTGATGGCGACCTGGACGGCGTAGAGACTGCACTTGCGGTGCCGGGCGTAGCCGGCGCGACTCAACAGAGCCATGGTCAGTACTTCTGCGCTGCAAGTCGCTTATTCTCTTCGCCCCAGGGCTCTATTTCGCACTGCTCTGTGTCAGCGTCGAGCTGGTCCCGCCTGAGCCAGTGGCGATTGTGCTGGGGTTGGTCCGAGGGATCGCATGCCACAAGCAGGCGACCGCACGAACGGCAGAAGTGGAGTTCTGTCTCGCCCAGGAGCATCGTCCAGTTCTGAGCGTTCACGTGCTGACACGTGCCGAACTTCCAGAGACGCCGTAAGCATCGAAGGAATCTAGCCATCTCGTAACACCTCTGTGGTTTGAAGTAAGGGCATTTCACCCTTTCATGCTACCAAACTGCAAAAACCTGTGATGCTGCGCAAATATCGGGCTTGGCGTAAC